CATTTACAGAAGGTAAAGAAAATTTTAATGCGTAGTGTGCAACGAGCCTTGGTTCCTGTTGCGAGTAATCAAATGTCCCCCACTTACAACCTTCTTCAGGTATAAATAAACTTCTAATTAATGGTCCTGTATCTGGATCACGTGCCGGAATCTGTTGTAAGTTTGGATTAGAATAACTAAATCTACCAGTAACTGTACCTCCATCATCAGATCTAATTTGATTAATGTCTGCGTGTATTCTACCCTTATGTTCGTGTTTAATAATAGAATCAATAAATGTAGTTCTAACCTTGTTTATTTTTCTAGCTTCTGCTATCATACGTACTACAGGATGTTTATGTGTAACAAGAAAATTTTTAGTAAAAGATGGTTCACCAGTTGGAGTTTTAGAATATGGCAAATTTAAATAATGAAACACTTCTGCAACGCTACGCGCTGCCATTAGTTGAACATTTTCTCCTGTTTCTATTCTTATTTGGTGTAGTATGTTTTCTTCTTTTACTGCCAGTGCTGTTTTCAATTGATTGGCTTTCTCGACATCTACCCGAACACCTAGGTGGCGCATATCAACTAAACAAGGAAAGAGATCAGTTTCTAAATCAAAAACGTCCTGCAGATGATCTTCAATAATTACTTTTTCTAATTTCTTCCAAAGCTTTAAAGTTATCTCTGCATCTTTTTCTGCGTAAGCTCCTACTTCCATTGCAGGTAATCTCCACATATCCGCTTTAGGATCTAACCCTCTTGACTTAGCTGCTTCGATTAATCTTGCTTCACTCTTACCTTCTCCTAAATGATTCCAGGACAAAGTGTTTAGTGTATATGAAAATCTATTTTCATCTATAAGACTGGCTGCAATCATGGTATCTATTATTAAACCATTGATTTTTATACCTAAATTACGTATCCAACATACATCATACATTGCGTTATGAAATATTTTTGTAGCAGGTGATTCGCATACATCTTTAAACCAAGATAAAACTTTTTTACGATCTTCGTTTGGACCAATCTCATGTGCAATAGGAAAATAACCTTTCCAACCATCAACAGCAACAGCTATACCTACAACTTCACCATTACCTATAATGGCCCCTGAACCCAGTTTCATTAAATCTGGATCACGTGTCTCTAAGTCAATTGCAATTTCATTTGCTAATCTTAAATCAGGATACTCTGTAGGTACTAACCATTCTGTCTGTGGTACTATCATTTTTTTCTAGCCATGTCTTTCATCTTCTTTATTTCTAATTCACAATAATGAATTATTTTTTCTAAATCTTGTATGCCATTTTTATTTTTATAACGACACACATACTTTATAACGTTTCCCTGGAAAAAGGAAAGGTCATTCTTAGAAATAAATTCATAGGGTTGAATGTGAAACGATTTATAGTGACTCCCCCCTATCTGCTTATCTTGCGGAAATGAATCTTTAAATATATCTTTATGTGTCATTTTAATACCTCCATTATGTTGATGACAAAAAATGTTAATGTTACTGTTATAAATATATCTGACGTAAGTGTCTTCATAATTGATATCCTTTTCTTTGTTTATCTAGTTTTATTTTATATAGATTGTTACGTGCTCTAGTGGTTCCTACGTACCAGACTCTATGTTCTTCATCTGCCTTATCTTGACTTTGTTTTGTAGCCTCAATAATTTTTTTACCCATATCTAAACATATAATTACATTATCTTGCTCTCCTCCTTTTATAGCGTGTATGGTTGACAACCATATTCTTGCAGACTCTCTTAAATTTTCTTTGTTTTCTAAAAGACGTAATAGATATTCTTTATCAATATCTTCTTCTAACTTAAATGCATCAAACCAAGTTTTGTTTTTATTTAGTTTTACTTCTCCTGTAAAATTTTTTATATTTTTTAATTCTTCTTCTGTTAACTCTTTACCTTTACGCCATTCATTGTAACTATTCATGGCATTAAACATTGTAACTTTAATACTTTTACCTCTATTACTTTCAAAGTATAAACCTTTTTGTATTAACATTTTTTGTATTTTTAAAAGCTTAGATACTGTTCTGGTTATGATTAACCATTTACCTTTTGTTAAATCTATTTCATCTAAATTATATATTTCTTCGCATTTACCTTGATAGTTTCTAGGGTGATACTTTTTTAATTTTCTAGCACCCACAATATTATTAATAGGTACACTTGACTGTAATTGAATTGATTTAGATATTCTTTTTGAATAAATTAATGTTTTTTCTTTTGCAGGTTCTGCAATAAATCTTTTTACATCTGCACCAGCCCACGCAAATATAGCCTGATCATCATCACCTGCTAAATAAATATCTTTCGTTTTTGTTTTTAAAATATCAAATAGTTTCCATTGCAAGGGTGAAAGGTCTTGAGCTTCATCAATAAATATAACATCAAATTCTGGTATGTTTTCAGGTTGATCTATTAAAATTTGAATTATGTTATTAAAATCTAATAATTTCTTTTTAGATTTATATTCTAATAAATTATTGTATATATGATCTAATTGTTTCCAATTTACATTTCTTGGATCGTGTTCTTCTAAATTAAATTCTTTTTTAATGTCTGTACATTTATTTACTGCTTTACTTATTATTTGAAAATATGGATTTTCAAAACCTAGATAAAAAGATTCGTCTTTATTATACCTATCATAAAATTTTACTTGAAGATTTAATTTCTTACCAAACTCCTCATAGTGATAAGGTTGCATAATATCTTCTTGACTAATGTTTAAATTATCAACTTTAATACATTCAAATGCTAAAGCATGTAGTGTTTTAAAATATCTTAATTTTTTATTTTCAAACGGCATTCTTTGTTTTGCTTCTTCTGCAGCTTTCTTAGTAAAAGCAAAATAACCTATACGATGTAAAGGTATTTTATATTTTCTTACATAAGCTTTGGCTCTACTAATTAATCTATATGTCTTACCTGTACCTGGAGGACCATAATATTTATAAATCATACTATGTCGTCTTGACTTTCTATCTCGATAGTTTCCTTAACTTCCTCTGGTTTTTCAAAAATGTGTAAAGGTATTCTTGTGGTTCTTATTGCCTTAAAGTAATTACCCTCATCATCTTGACCTGGAAATCTTTTTTGTTTACCAAACAAAGCTCTTTTGTTTTGATCTTTATCTTCATTATTAAATAGTTCATGTGAAATCATATAAGATGTTTTCTGTGCATCGTACTTCCATTCTTCATTTTTTAATTTGTCAAAGAATTTATCAAACACAAACCATGCAAACTCACCTTCAACAAAAGGTCTGCCACTTTCAAATGACATATAATTTGTAGCCTGAGCTCCATATATATGTTTCTCCAATAATTTTTTAAGTATATCAATTGGACTTGTACCTTCTGCAGGTTCTATAATTTCTATTTTATCTTTACCACTTATTGATTTTAGTATTTCATCAAACTGATCTTGTTTAATTGATGGTGCTACAATTAAAGCTTGCTCAAACAAAACAGTTTTAAATTCATGTACCTGAGTTAATTTATATGTATTTTTACAATGTAATTGTATTGTTTCATTCTCTTCAGAGTTCTCTACAGTTACCCTCCACTCTGGATTAGGTTTAATATTTATTTTTTGTAAGTTACTTAATGTTGGATAGTTTGTTTTCTCTCCTGAAAGCACTCCAAATTTTCTTTTTACACACAATGCTTTCATACAGTTTGGTTCTAATAGTGGATCAGTACAGGTAAAACCTTTCTTTTGTTTCTCCCAGTTTTTTATTTTTGCTTTTATATGATCATCTGTCCAATGTTCATCAAATTTAAAATACTCTCTCCCTGCTTTTACAATCATTTTTTGCCAAGTATCAGGGTATTTCTTTTTAGCAAATACCATGTAATTATATAAGAACCTATCTCTACCATCTGTAAATGTCATTTGTTCTTTAGTTAATTTCTGTAAACATGGTGGTCCATCTTCAAACTCTTCACCACCACCTTTTAGTTCTGAATAAATTATATCTTCTTTTATCTTTTTAAAATTTTTTGGATCTACTAAATTTAATCCAATTGTCTTTACAAATTTTTCAAATGGCATTTGACTACCATCTATATCTAATGCTTTTCTATCATCACCGTTGTATGGTAAATTAATAAAATTACCATTAGATACTGTCCCATCAGTAGATATTAACTGTGTTTGTTTTGGAAATATTTCTGTTGCATGTGGTAATTTAAACGGAACCAATAACTCTTCTAAGAAACTTCTTATTTCTTTTGCTCTAACCAACCGAGTGGTGAATACATATAAATGTAATCCACCACTTTTTGATAATATGGGTATTATTGGTAGGTTTTTATCTTGGATGACATCAAGATAAAATTTTTTATCTATTGGATATTTATCTACATCAATTGCACCAAATCTAGCCATGCCTTCATCAGTACAAGGTTGTATTCCAATTGATTTAATTCCTTTTAAATGATCTAAGTAATCTTGATCAGTGACGGGTTCTTTAGTCCATTCATGTTTCCATTTTTTCTTTCCTGTTTCCGGATCTATGTAACCGTCATCAACTTTGCAGACACCATAACTTCTCGTAAGCCCACTAAAATATTCTATGTATTCTTTCATTTGTCATCCTTATTAATTTTTTAAAGGCGCCTCCAGTCTCCCTTCAGCGCCTTCGTACTCACTAGCCAAGTGTACTTTCCCAATGGGAAACTAGATAATCTCTTCAGATTTTGTTTCTCCAACTTTCTCATATTTAGGTTTACTTGAACCCGCTGATACTTGTTTTTGAAACTCTTGAGCCATCATGTATATAGCTGCATCTTTTTCATCAGATATATTTAACATCTTAGATTTTGATGGTTTATATACATGCCAAGTTTTATCTCCTAAACTTTTTTCAACAGTTTGTAATTTAAAAACTGCAGAATATGCTGCCGGTTGAAAAGAACCTTTATCATCTGTAATTCTTAGATTAGAAATAAGATCATTTAGTTTTCTTGCCGGTGTAAGATTAGATGATCTCATAGTAATCACCGCTTTTCTTGGTGCACCATCCACCATTACAATAATGTAAAAGTACATAGTTTTTTCAACATAGTTACCATTCTGTAATCTATATTTTATACCACGCATTTCTTCTTTTGCATTAGCAGGCGGTGTTAAATGTGTTCCAACAGGTGCTGATGGACTATCACCCATCTCTTGCCACTCTGGATATCTAGTTTGTGTATGTGCTACAATAACTTCAATACCATTTTCACCATCCATAGGTTTACCAAAACTACTAGAATATAACATTCCAGGTTCAGCTCCTTCTACATGCTTAGGACTTCTTGAGTTACACTCTGGTGATAGTTGATGTAAGATTTTCAGAATCGGTGTTGATACGTCATCTGATTTTATTTCCTCTGCACCTTTACCAGAATCGGCTCTAAGGTTTAGAGTTGCTAGTGCACCTGCACTATCTTTTTTTACGACTTGTTTGTCCATACTATTTACTCCTTTATTAGTTTAGTATTTTATTAGTTTATTTTTTATTAGTTACACTAGTTCGGTTACCCTCTAGTGTATTAAACAGATCAACGGGAACTTCATTTCCTTTTTCTTTCCATTCACGCATCACTGCAGAGAGTCGAGCGTGGTGAACCTTCTCTTGTTGAGTTGGTTCATAGCCACGCTCCCTCGCAAGGCTAGCGTATTCGACAGCCTTGTTATCTTCGCCTTGGCCAAATGTTACTGTGATGTTATTATCAACAATATCACCTAAGCCATTGTCTCGAAGCCATTGTATACCTTCCTCTTTTTTTTCTGTTTTAAAGGAAGCATAAAACTTTTTACCTATAGATAATTCAGAACCATCTTTTAGTTTTAAAGTTTTTAAATTTTGTTTCTCCATTATGTCTGGAATAACATGTTCACTAATATATTTTTCTTGGTCTTTAAGTTCTTTTAATTTTATTTCTGCTGCTAGTATTTGTGCACCAACAGATTTAAATTGTTCTATTGCTTCTGATAATTCATTAACATCAACTTTATCTGTTTGATCAGGTGCGTCTTGTCTTAAATTTATATTCATGATATATCCTTTCGTAAAAGGTATATAGGATAGTTATATTGTTTTGTCAATACTAGTTTTGAAAAATATTTATCTCGAGTGGATAATAAGTTTTTTCCTGTCTGTCCCATTTTAACAATTTATATTTCCCGTTTGTCATATCAGAAACAACAGAACATGTCACTCCAATAATAGCAGGATCACCCGATAATAATAAATAATCGTCGGTTGTAAAATTTTTTAATTTATCTTTTATTTGAAAAATTAATGGACCAGGAGAAAAAATCATTTGAGCTCTTGCAGGAAGCATAACTGTAATTTCACCATATTTTTGTGCACCCATTATATTATATTTGGGTTGTCCGGTTTCTCTATCGACAGGTATGTCTTGTACTAAATAAACTTTGCTCATTGACTTTTATTCTTTTAAGTATTATATAACAAATTAGAAAGAAAAAGCAAATGAACTACAAATTTAAAACTAAGCCATATGGTCATCAATTAGATGCACTAGAAGCATCTTGGGACAAAGAAAATTTTGCGTATTTTATGGAAATGGGTACAGGTAAATCTAAAGTATTATTAGATAATGCAGCAGTTCTTTATGATAAAGGAGAGATAAACGCGTTGTTATTAATTGCACCAAAAGGTGTATATAAAAACTGGTTTGACTCTGAAATACCGGTTCACTTACCAGATCACATTAGTAAAAAAATTGTTCTTTGGAAAACATCGGATAAATCTATTAAACAAATTAAAAAGTTAAATACCTTATTTGAACCAGGTGCGGATCTTCGTATTCTAATTATGAATGTAGAATCATTTTCATCGGGTAATGGTGCAGAATTTGCATATAAATTTTTATCTGCACACCCTAAATCAATGGTTGCTATTGATGAATCTACAACTATTAAAACACCTACGTCTAATAGAACTAAAAACATATTGAAGTTAAGTAGCTTATGTAAATATAGAAGAATACTTACAGGTTCTCCTGTAACAAAGTCACCTTTAGATTTATATAGTCAATGCCAGTTCCTTGATCCCTGGCTCCTGGACCATCAATCATACTACACGTTCCGTGCTAGATATTCTATCTGTAAAAAAATTCAAGTTAATGGTCGTCAAGTAGAAATAGTTGTAGGTTACAAAAATCTTGGTGAGTTGTCTGAAAAAATAAAACCTTTCTCAAAAAGAATATTAAAAGATGATTGTTTAGATTTACCTGAAAAAAGTTATGTCAAGCATTATGTTGAACTTACAAAAGAGCAGAAGAAAGTATATGATCAAATGAAAAAAGAAGCAATTGCTTTTTTAGATGGTAAGATGCAATCTTCAGCTACTGTTATGACCCAATTAATGCGACTACATCAAATTACCTGTGGACATTTTACTGCTGATGATGGTACTATAAAAGATTTACCTTGTAGTAGACTTGGTGAACTAATGAGTATTCTTGAAAATGTAGAAGGTAAAACTATTATCTGGTCCCACTACACACATGATGTAAGAAGAATTATTGCTGAAATTAAAAAAGTATATGGTGATGATTCTGTTGTAGATTATTATGGTGCAACTGATACTGATGCTAGATCAGCAAACATTAAAAAATTTCAAAACGATGATAACTGTAGATTTTTTGTAGGAACTACTCATACAGGTGGTTATGGTATTACATTGACTGCTGGTAGTAATATGATTTATTTTTCAAATGGTTATGATCTTGAAAAACGTCAACAATCAGAAGCACGTATTGATCGTATAGGTCAAACTAAAAAAATGACTTATATTGATATAATGACTTCAGACACTGTTGATGAAAGAATTGTAAAAGCTTTACGTAGCAAAGTTAATATTGCAAATAAAATAATGGATGAAGATTTTAGAGAATGGATATAACGATTATAGTCCCCACTATAATCAATCCCGGCAGCTGAGTGCCAAACCTCCCAAAATAATTAAAGCTTCTCGAATAGTATAACTATTATAGCAAACATACCACCAACTAAGGCAGTCATTGCATAACGCATATGATTTTTAATTTCTTTAATATCTGTTTCTATAGCTGAAATTTTTTGATGAGTTTGTTTTTGCATAATACGACAAAGTTTTTCGTGTGATTCTATTCTATCTAAAGCAGTGTTATTTCTAGGCATTATACCAATCCTCTGTTTCTTAAAGTTATTTGTTTTTCTTCTTCAGATAATAAAGCATTCTCTGTTGGCGTCAATCCCTGATTCATGACTCCTGGTGCCGGCATAGCCGCAGTCTGAACCACTTGAGCGCTAGGCATTGGTGTAGGTGGTAATGCAGATTGTGCAAAAGGATCAGATTGATTAATAAGATAATCTTCTATTTCTATATCAAATTCATCTGTTAAATCTAAGTATCTAAGATCTTGTCTTATTTCATTTATAACATCTTTTACTTCTTCAAACGGATTGTCAACGTCAATTCTTGATTCTATATCTTTAAATTCTTGTTGTATTTTTTGTGATGGAAAATAAGGATCAAATTTTTCATTTAACATATCATTATAATCTCTTCCCAAACCTCTATCTCTAAATTCTTTTCTAACTTCTGACATATCAGCTTCTAACTCTTCTGCTGCAACAACATCTTTTAGCATATCTTGTTCTGCTTCAAATTTTGCTTTGTTGGCAGCAATATACCTTTTTATAATTTCATCTGGATCGACTGGACCACCTTTTAAAACACCAAACTCACCACCAGTAAATAATGTTCTAGCTTTTCTTTGTCTTGCTCTGTATTCGTTTAACTTAAAACCTAAAGATTTAATTGGGTCTAACTTAACTGCTCTGTAACCTGCGAATCCTAATAATTCATCTGGTAGTTCAAAAAACTCCCCACGCTCTGATGGTTTATCTGTAGCAGCTTGATAAATTCTTTTAAACTGAGGATATGAAAAAGGTAACATAGCACTTGCTAAATGACCTGAAATTATACTTATTTTATCTCCCATTGGAGTATCATCATCATATAGTTGTTTGCCTTCTCTAGTTCTACCATTTCTACCTAAAATAGGTGATAAATCTACCATTGCTTCTGTAAAAATAGATTCATCTATAAATGGTGATGCGAGTTGACCAGCAGCTTCACTAATACCTTTTATAAAACCTTTCATTAAAACTTCTTCATCAGTAATACCTTGTTGGACATTGTTTAATAAAGTTTGAAATGGTCTACTAACAGTATCATATGCGTTACCATGACTGAAATCTATGTATTTTAATTCACCTGTATCTTCATCTCTTATTGGAAGTATAGTAGAGTTTTTAGACCAATCTGGTAAGTATCTTCTCATAGATTCTAGTTGTTCATCAGTTACGTCATAGATTGCTTTAAATCCTTCGGTTAATCCTATTGGTGCAGCTGCTGTAACTGTAGCCATACCAACTAATCTTTTTAACCCGATGTTTCTTAAAGCAGGATCCTTTATTTCCTTTATTGCTCTTTGTGCAATGTTAGTTGTAGTTCTTAATATTTCAGATGGAAAAGACATAAAGTTACCGAGAGGTAGTCTTCTAAGTGCTCTTACAAAATCAGAAACGTATGCATAGTTAGGTACAGTATTTCTTACAATATCTGCTGCTTCTTCTTTTAATTGTCTTTCCGTAAACTCCCTACCTGCTTTTGTATATGCATTTTTAAGTCTACTTAATTCAACCGCATAGTTTGTAATTTTAAATAAATCATCTTCAGCTGTGTATAAATCTTCCGCAAACTTTTGACCTTTCTTTAATCCTCTTTTAGTAGCACCAAAAAGTTTTGACATCATACCCTGTAAAGGTTTTTCTATATTTAAATTTTCTCCAAACCTAATATCTCTTAATAGATTTTTAAGATCTCCGATTTGTACTTGTGAGTTTACAACACCAAGTTCTAATAATTCTCTGTAATCTTTGTTTGCTTCCGCGGACCTTGTACCTACTTGTAGTTTTGGAAATGCATCTTTAAATGCTTTAGCTACAACTGCAGGGTTTTCAAAAAATATACCATTAGCTGCTGAGAATCCTGTTGCAGAAAACAAGTTTCTAAAGTGAGTTACGGGTGCAAGAATTGTTTTTGCTACCTGTGACGCTGCTTTTGGAAATAATACTAAATTTCTATATCCCCATGTCATTGCTTTTTCAATACCAGTTGCATCTGGTCTTGGTTCAAATAAAAATTTTAATGATTTCTGTGAATCTCCTAGTGCTTGTGCAATATCTTTACTTGTAAATTTACCTGCTAAAGGATTAACTGCATACTCATCTCTAAAAAATGGTGCTACATAGTCATCTAATTTTACAATTTCTTGATAAGGTAAAGCTCTTTCTGCAACCGCCACATTATCAAAAAAAAATCCTTTTTCTCCTGCGGGTGTTTCTGGTGTTACTTTTCTTTTTACAGCTAAATCATCATTTGCTAGTTTATCAAACAATTGATTTTTTCTAGCTACAGCAGATAATCTTTGTATACCATTATATACAGAAAATCTTGGATCTTCTATTTTACCAAACAATTCTCTAAATACTTTACTTCCTTGACCAACAACCCTAGAAACTTCTTTACCATTAATATCATTTGTAACTACTTGTTTAAAAAACTTTTTATTTTTATCTGCATTACCTAATGGTGTAAGATCTGTGTATTTAAAATAAGGTAACTTACCCGGTGCCTTCATTTCTAGTGCAGACTTAATCACATCATCTACCATTTGTTCTGCTTCAAAAGCAGTTATTGGATTTTTCTTTTTAGCTGCGTATCTTACAAACAAATCTTTTGCATTTTGTATAGCTTCATCTGTAGGAGTATATGATTTAAAAGGTAAAATAGATTTATCTTCAAAAATAGCATAAGTGTTACCTAAGTAATCCTTTATTCTATCTCCCATTAAATTTTTTAATGTTTGCACATCTTTCGGTGCATTAGATGATGAGTTAATTAAATCAGCAAATACTTCACGAGCTACATTTAAACTACCAAACAATTCATTTACCTGTCCTGGTTTTAATTTTTTCTTTGTTAATGTTTCTGTTAAATTATTTGCAACTGTGTTTGGAATGGGTTTATCTATTTGACCAGAAAACATAGCATCATTTATTTCTTTTAAAATTTTTACTTTTTCTTGATTTGCAGATCTATCAAAAAATGTTTTTATCGTAGGAAACATTTTATCTACGTTTGTGTCTATTTGTTTTACTAGTTCTGTAGCTCTATTTAAATCAGCTGTTTCTAAACCTTTTTGTAACATTTTATCTTCAAAAATTTGTTGTGGTTTTGCACCTCTAGCTCTTAACCCAGAAAAAACTTTGTTAAAATATCTATCCATTTTTGAATTACTAAACTCAATATTTTTACCTCTTGTAGCTGCAGCTTTAATCATTTTACCTGCTCCATATACAAATGGTGTAACTAATAGAGACTCACTTCCAAACTTTAATCTATTAAATAATTTTCTAGTTGCATCCTCACTTCCAGAATTTTGAACTACTTCCGTATCTAATTCTGTAGGACCACCACCAAATAAATCTCCAAACGTACCTATTTTTTCTACATCAGCTACAAATGCTTCACCTGCTGCACCACCTGCTACACCTGCTGCAAATCTTTTTACTTTTGCTTTTCTATTTAAATCAGACGCTTTACCTACAGCTTTGATTAAATTTGGATTTTTAAAATTAACATAATTGTTTGCTTTCTTTGCTTTTAATGCTTTATCAGCTAGTTTAGTTGCTGTTTTAAATCCTACAGCTCCTGGAATACCAACTTGTACTAATGCTTCTGTAATTCTACCAGCAGCTTTTTTATCTGCTATTTCTTCAAATGGATTTATATCATCAAAAAATTGCTCTACTTGTGCCGCACTATTTGTATCTAAACCTAAATCTATAAGTTCTGCGCCAAGAGATACAATACCCTCTGGAACTTTTATAAGACCTGATACAATACCTGCAAGGCCAGCTTCATATTGACTTATTTCTGAATCTTTTTCTGCATCTGAGAGATCAAGATAGCCTTCTGATGTAAATTCAGCCATTTAATCTCCTATTCTATTGGTTTTAAGCCTGTGCCATCAAAAAATAGTGGTTGTTGTGTGGCTACATCAAAGTAGACTTTGTTAGGTGTTAACTTTTTAAGTTTAACTTCTTTTTTAGTATTTACATATGGTTTTAAAATATCAACTTCATAACCTTGCTCTCTTAACATTGGTAAAGTTTCTACTACAAATCTTGCTTTAGCTGTACCTACCATATCTTCACCTGGAAAATTAGTTTTTGAATAATCGGCTATTCTGTCTTCTACTGATGACCTAAGTATATCCCCAGAGCTTAATGTAAAGTATTCAAATGCTTCTTTTCTACCTTCTGGTGTATTTTCAAATTGTCCTAGTTCAATTGCTTGGTCTGCTAATTTTTGAATAGCTGTTCTATCTCCACCTTGTGCATTTTTTAAAAGTTGTAGTTTTACTTGATTTTGATATTTTTTTTCAATATCTTCAACTTGTTGCATTCTAGCTTCTCTAGATTGTTCAGCTTTTATATCCATACCCAAACCGGCTAATGCCATATCTCTTTCAGCATTTTTTCTTTGTTGTAAGTCTGACATTAATTGTTCTGTAGGTTTTTCAAAAGCTAATGCCATATTAGCTAAAGTTCCACCACCTCTTGTTTCAGAAAGTCCTCTTAAACCACCTTGAATTAGTAATTTGGATAATGGATCCATAGCTGGTTGTGAATATTTTTTAAATATTTCTGCATATCTTTCAGAAGGAGTACTACCCTCTTGATAATTTTTTCTGTCTTCAATACCAGACATGATTCCATTCATATTAGTAGAACCACCTCTAAACATCGGTCTTCTAAATACTCTACTCATTATCTTAATGCTCCGTAAATACCTGCTAGTGTTGAAGCTGTACTTAATGCTGTTTGTAGGCCGCCTGGAGTTGGTGCACTAGGTGCAGTAGTCTGAGTAGTTTGACCAGGATATCCTGCAATTAAACTTGTTATACCTGAACCATAAGCTTGTGCAGCAGTTAAAGGTTGTTGTAATTGTTGTTGAGCTAGTTGTTGTTCAGCAGATAAGTCCGCTTGTTTTTGTGCTTGAGCTCCAGCTCCTAATGTTGAAAGTCCTGAAATCTGTCTCCCCAATAAACCTTGTTGTCCTGTTGCAAGACCCATTTGGTTTTGAAATTGTTGTTGCGCT